CGTGGTATTCACGGCGGTAAAGATTACAAAGAAAAGATTGACTTTGGTCCTACTTTGTATGCCTTGACACAACAAGAAACTGAATATAAAAATTTACAAGGTCAATATCTAAAACCTATTACATTTAAAAATATAGACGGTGCTCGTAAGTTTAGACGAGAAGTTGTGACACAAAACTCGCCAATCTATGGACTTGAAAGATACCATTATCAATATATTGGTAAAGAGTTTACTAAAAATATACAATGGTCAAAAGAGTTTATTAAAATATTTACACTTGATATAGAGACTAGTTGTGAAAATGGTTTTCCAGATGTAGAAAATCCTATTGAAGAACTACTTTGTATTACAGTTAAAAATCAAACTAACAAACAGATTATTACTTGGGGTGTAGGCGACTTTAAGACCGATAGAACAGATGTAACTTATGTGAAATGTAAGAATGAAAAAGAACTTATATTTGAGTTTATGAAATTCTGGTTAAAAAATCATCCAGATATTATTACAGGTTGGAATACAAAGTTTTTTGATTTACCTTACTTAATGAATAGAATTAAACTAATAGCTGGTGATAAAGTTGCTAGTAGAATGTCGCCTTGGAATTTAATACAAAGAGAAGAAATACAAGTAAGAGGTAGAACTCAAACTGTTTATGACTTATATGGTATTACTAATTTAGATTACCTTGACTTATACAAATGGTTTATACCACAAAGACAAGAGAGTTATAAACTTGACTTTATTGGTCAACTAGAACTTGGTCGTGGTAAAGATGAAATGCCATACCCTACATTTAAAGAATGGTACGAGAAAGACTTTCAATCATTTGTTGATTACAATATACAAGACGTAGAAATTGTTGATGGCCTAGAAGATAAACTAGGTTTAATTGACCTATCATTAACTGTTGCCTATGAAAGTAAAGTAAACTATGGTGATATATTTTCACAAGTTAGAGTATGGGATACTTTGATAGCAAATCATTTAATGAAAAAAAATATATGTGTACCTCCTAGAGAAGAACATATAAAAGAGACGAAGTATGAAGGCGCTTATGTAAAAGAGCCTCAACTTGGTCAGCACAAGTGGGTTGTTTCGTTTGATATTAACTCCCTATATCCACATATTATCATACAATATAATATTTCTCCAGAAAAGATATTAGGCGTTAAATCATCTGGCGTTTCCGTAACAAAGATGTTATCAAACCAAACACCACTTGCTCATTTAAAAACAGAGGGTGCTTGTATTACACCTAATGGTGCTATGTTTAAAAACGATAGTCAAGGTTTCTTGCCTGAAATGATGGAAACAATGTACAATGAGCGTGTTATTTACAAGAACAGAATGTTAAAAGCAAAACGAGAATATGAAAAAACTAAAGACCCTAAACTTGTAAAAGAAATATCTCGTTGTCATAATATACAATGGGCAAGAAAGATTGCCTTAAACTCAGCTTATGGTGCTGTTGGTAATCAATACTTTAGATATTATGATGTAAGACAGGCAAGTGGTATTACAACTGCTGGTCAGTTTATTATTAGATTTATAGAAAGCAAAGTTAATGAATACTTAAACAGAATATTACAGACACACGACAAGATAGATTATATCGTGGCCTCAGATACAGATTCAATTTATGTTACACTTGACAAGTTAGTAGAAAAAACTTGTGAGGGTAAAACTAATGACCAAATATGTAATTTTATTGACAAGGTTGTTGGCAGTAGAATAGAACCATTTTTAGAAAAATGTTTTGGTGAATTATCTGATTACACAAATGCCTTTAAAAATTGTATGGTGATGAAAAGAGAAGTTATCGCCGACAAGGGTATTTGGGTGGCCAAAAAGCGGTATATGTTAAATGTACTAGATGAAGAAGGCGTGAGACTCTCTGATCCAAAGTTAAAACTTATGGGTATAGAAGCTGTCAAGTCTAGTACACCGCAGGTCTGTCGTGGTAGAATTAAAGAGGCGATTAAAATTATTATGTCTAAAGAACAATCAGACTTACATAAATTTATTGCTGACTTTAAAAAGGAGTTTTTAGAACTACCTGCTGAGGCAATATCGTTTCCTAGAAGTTGTAATAACATTAAAAAATATAGAGACAATAATAGTGTGTTTATCAAAGGTACACCAATACACGTTAAAGGTGCTTTGATTTACAATTATCAACTAAAACAATTTAATCTAGGTAGAAAATATCCTTTTATACAAGATGGTGATAAGATTAAGTTTCTTAAATTATTAGAGGCAAATCCATTTAAGTTTGATGTAATAAGTTATATGACAAAATTACCAACAGAATTTAAATTAGAACAATACATTGATTACGAACTACAATTTGAAAAAACATTTTTAGATCCAATGAGATTTATATTACAAGCAATAGGTTGGAAACACGAACCAACAGCAAATTTAGAGGCATTTTTTGGATGATCACTACCATACTTTTATCATTAGTTTCGGTTCATTGGGGCTTCGCTACAGGAGCTATATTAGCTACCAGAACAGATTGGTCTTTACCAAAATTTTTAATTATAGTTTTACTTATAAAAATATTTACATTTTCTTATGTTACCCAATAAAAAATATAGTATAATTTATTCTGACCCACCTTGGACATTTACAACAAGGTCTGATAAAGGTAAAGGTAAAAGTCCAGAAAATCATTATAGTTGTATGTCATTAAAAGATATTTGTAATCTACCAGTAAATAATATTGCTGAGAAAGATTGTGTATTGTTTATGTGGGTTGTTGACCCTTTATTACATAAAGCATTTGAAGTCATAAAGGCCTGGGGCTTTGAATACAAAACGGTAGCGTTTACGTGGGCAAAACAAAATAGAAAATCACCTGGTTTTTTTACAGGTTTAGGATATTGGACTAGAGGTAATCCTGAAATGTGTTTACTAGCAACTAAAGGCAGACCAAAAAGAATTAGTAAATCAGTAGCACAATTAGTCGTAGATATTCGTAGAGAACATAGTAGAAAGCCAGATAGAATTAGAAACGATATAGTAAATCTATGCGGTGATTTACCTAGAATAGAATTGTTTGCTAGACAAAAAACTCAAGGCTGGGATGTATGGGGGAATGAAGTATGACGGTTACGTTAGCAGTAGGTTTAAGTTTGATACCTATAATATTAATAGTTGGATTAATGGTGATGTGGAACAATGAAGACCCTAAATAGAGAACAGGCACTATATTGTGCTAAAATATTTAACGATTATTTTGGCCAGTTTAATAGAATAGATGAGTATATGAGAGATCAAAAGATGTCTCAACTTAATGATACAATATCTGCCAGTTTACCTGGTATGGGGCCTGAAACAGAAATATTTGATAACTTTGATATGAGTCCACAAGATATGGACTTTGAGATTACAGAGCCAGATAATACAACATTTGATTCATTTTTAAATCTAATATCTTCACATACTAATATGTCAAGTGTGCCTGGTAAAAATTTAAAGATAGGTGTAAAAGAAAAGAACACTAATAAGTGGGTAGGTTTTATTAGATGTGGCTCGCCAGTTATTAATATGAAACCAAGAAATGTTTTATTAGGCAATGTACCAGAGTTGGTAACATTTAATAAAACTTCTATTATGGGTTTTGTAATTGTGCCATCACAACCATTTGGTTATAATTATCTTGGTGGTAAACTATTGGCTGCCATATGTTGTAGTCATTGGGTAAGAGAAAAATTAAATGACAAGTATGGTATGAACTTATCATTATTTGAAACAACAAGTTTATATGGTAATAGTAAATCATCTAGTCAGTATGACGGTATGAAACCTTATTTAAGATACAAAGGCCTAACTGATAGTGACTTTATACCTTTAATACACGGTAAACCTTTCCACGACTTATCATCTTTTGTTCAACAACACGTAGGCAAATTAATTAAAGATGACGCCTCTAGTAGAAAGTTAAAACTAACAACTGCTATTATTGGTTTAGTAAAAAGAAGTTTAGACGGCAATGATTTAGATATGTTTAATACAACTATCAGCAATGCCAAAAAGTTAACAGAAAGAAAAAGATATTATACTTGTAATTATGGTATTAAGAATTATATAGATATTATAAATGGTAAAACAAAAGAGGTTATCAAAGATGATAACTACGACAAGTTTAACCTAAATAATATTATAGAGTGGTGGAAAAAGAAAGCGACCAACAGATATAATAATTGTAAGAATGATAATCGCTTGAGAAAAGAACTTGAAATATGGTCACCAAATGCTAAAATACAAATTATCAGATGATTACAAAAAAGAGTTACGAAGATTTAAAAGAATATTGGGACTATCAAAGGAAGATTGCCTATAACAAAGAAATGGTTATGAATATGGCAGAGCAATTTGAGGGTAGAGTATATAATGATTTTGGTATGGTAAGTATAGATGAAATGAAAAACTTACTATGGACTAGAGTTAAGCCTGAAGATTACGAAGAGCCTAGAAAAGGTTGGGTACCTGAGGATCCTAAATTAAGATTTGAGGGTGAAGGTTCAGCCCATATGCCAAAATTAGATTTTGAATTTCCGAAAACCAGAAGTGGTAGACCGGTAGTATTAAGAGCAAAAAAGAATGATAAAAGTATTTGACGACATTGTAGATATATTTGACCAAGAAATAATTAAACATCAAGTTATGAATGAGTCTTGGTTTCAATACACAGATGATGTTTCAATAAAAAATAATCAACATCAAAGACGACCAGGTTTTAAACACATATTTGATTTAGATATATTACACGATAGTATAAAAAAAGTAGTCAATAATTGTAGTAAAAAAATAGGTAGAAAACCCATACAATTAGTTGATCAGCTAGTTGGCGATAAGATAATGGAGGCTAGGTCTTTCTTACAATTACCATTAAATATAGATTTTGCTGGCACAGGTGTTGATACTCCTCATTTAGATAGATTTGAACCACATTTAGTATATCTATATTATGTGTGTGATAGTGATGGTGACACTATAATATATGATTATAAAACAGAGAAAGAGGGTGATGTGCCTTTCTTTGAAGATGTAAAAGAATTAAAAAGAATTACACCAAAACAAGGTAGAGTTGTAGTGTTTGATGGTATGTATTGGCACACGGCTGAACAACCT